TCCTGTTGCCGTTGCGATCATTTGCAACAAAGTTGATGGCTTTACCTTCGTCGGTCCTGAATGGCGAAGCGTGAAGTCCTTGAGAGACGTGTTCTTGTTCCCAGCTAACCTTGCTTGAACATACGTGTTGTGGGCCGCGTACCATTCCCACTTTTCGAAGCGTTCGTCTTTGAGCTTTAAGTATGCTACCCATTTTATGAACGCCTCGTATGTTAGCCGGTCATTCAGTTCATCGACTGAACAGCCTAGTATTTCGTCTGCGACCCTGTGAAGCAGATACAACTCAGGGTCGTCGTTTAGTTTTTTTCAGCTTGCTCCACGGCTCTATCATGAGACCCGTTCATTCGCATGAAGATGTTGATAAGTTCTCCGTTATCAATCTGAGAGCATTCTTCATCCAGAAATTCAGGAGTTAAGAACGGCTCTTTAGTTGACGGGTCAAGGAACTGCTGTACAACAATCTTATGAGTCTCAATGTCGTCTTTTTCGCTAGCTGCTACGAATTGCTTTTGGAGTTCTCTTAGCCCTGCCGGAGAGTGCAGAATGCACAAAACCTTCTCATCGAAGATCGTGCATTCTTTTGTGCGCCGCTTCTTTGCGCTCGCTTGGATCTTATTAAACAGACTCATATTCGCACCTTATCTGTTTTAGGTTGTGAAGGCCGGACCAGTCTCTACGCCTGCGTTCAGGTTCGTAATAGAGAACCCAATCCGGTATTCTGGAACTTCGTCGTTGTTCAAGGTCACACTGTCAAGTTCACTAATCTTAGCGTAGAACGTTATACTTCCCTCGCTTGGCACTGAGATGACCAATGTCTGTTCAGTCGTCGGAAGAGTTCCGTAGATGCTAGAATCAAACGGGGTTACGATAAACAACTTGCCCCACTCGCGAAGAGCGCCGATAAACTTAGTGCGTTCTGCTGTGTTCTGGAGAGTAGAAATATCAAGTTCTTCCTTGGTCCACCCAGGGATTTCGACTGTCTTCGGATCTAGCGTCAGGCCAGCAAAAGTAAAGTCTACGCCATTGCCTTCATAGGTTTCGCCCATGATATCACCTTCTATGTTGTTGGCGTGCGCTTAACCGTGACTTGCAAGGTTCTGCGTTCTGCCTTGTTATTCGACCCATCATCTTCAAGCTCTGACAGGTCAGCTATATTGGTTACGATAATTAGCGATACGTCAAAACCGCTCATGGTCACAGGACTGGCGTTATTGACTCGATTCTCTACGGCAAGCTCCAGCGCGTCAGCCTGTGCATAAGTCGGAGCCATGCAATCTAGTTGCCATTCCTCGCGAACTACCGGCAACGGGTTCTGTAGGGTGCTCATCGGTTCTTTGGTTATTCTCTGGACGACGACATAAGGAATAGACGTGCTCTGGTTGGCCGGGAATACATAAATCCCCTCTGCACCGACTATATCAGTTATGTCTGAATCGGCTAATAGATATGCCTGCAACGCTGAATTGAATGTGCTCATGAAACCCTCCGTGCTCTTGATCGCGACTTTCTGAAAGCTTTCATAGTATTGTGCTTCTTTCGCAACCTTCCGGCAAACTTAATCATATTATTCCAGCCTTCGCGGTTGAGAATGCTATTTACTTGAGCCTTACGGGTAGACATAGCACGCCGCAAAAATGGATTTGCCCGTGAGTGAGTTGTGCCGAATTCTACCAGGTGCGCATATTTGGCCGGGTTTATTGCTCTATCTTTACGGCCATCAACACTCCAATTAAGGCGCATTGATTTAACATATACCTTGCCCCATGCCTTTGATCGTCCCCGCCTGCCACCTGCTTTCTTAGCTATTGCGCGCCTTAATGCTCCGCTTCGCGTGTTTGGCTCAACGTTCTGTTTTGCCTGCTGCTTCACCGGGACTAATGCCTTGCTTATGGCAGGTCGCATCACCCTAAGCGCAGAATCATCACCAATCTCAATAAGAGCCCTAGATAAGGCCTTATCACCAAACAGTTGCATTGGGTCTTGAGCCATTAGGTAGTGCCTGTGAGTACTTGAGTGCATCGGAATTCGCGTACAGTGACCCCGTTGGTGATCGGGAAAGGTTCTTCAATGTTCAGGACTAGCGAACCAACCAGGAATCGCCAATCAGGCTTGACGTCTTCAGTGGTGTCATAGAACACCCAATGGAATAGCCTTCCCTGAAGTTGTTCATCCTGCTCCCTCTCCTGAGCGTTGCGCATCTCAACAACTGCTTGTCCCGTCTCCACTTCTACCCATGTGTTGACCGTCTCACGGTCTGCGTTGAGCGTTGAAACCGGCTTCTGTAAAATGACAGTGCTGCCGATGTCTCCGATGATGTCGGCGAAGTCTGTAGAAACGTAGTCGAGCCAGCCCATGGACGCACCTCAAAAAATAGCACCAAGGGGCAACCCCGAAAGGCTACCCCGTTGGTGCGAACTGTATTACGTGGTCGTGATGTTACTGAGCAGATACCCAGCAGCAGGGACCAGGATCTTCTCATCAAGCTGATGCCTGACACGGAAGATGCTGGAACGCTTGCCTTCTTCGCGGTACTCTTCAACCGTGTATTCGCTCGGCGAATCTTCGGTCCACAGCATGGAACGACCCATCTGCGGGTTCATCCGACCAACGATTCCGCCCATACCACGAATAAAGAGCATTGCATACTCATCATTCCAGATATCAGCGCCAGCGTTCTGAGCGTTCGAATGGAACACGCGATCAATGCCGAGGATGCGCGCGAGGCGATCAGTAGCAATGATATCAGCACTGGTGGACGGATCTTTATCAATTGTCGAACCGTCGCCGCCCTTGATCTTACCCTGAATCTCAGTGGTCTTAACCATGTTACGGTAGACCTTCTCCGAGACTGCCAAGCAGATCTCAGCGCCAGGAGGCAGAGCCCCGCCGACGTTATTCTTCAGCGTCAGGATGATATCCTGAATATCGCTGTAGGGAGTACCGGACGCATTGTCCCACTCTACCGTAACACCAGCAGTGTAGTCGGTAAACGTGGAAGCGTTGAACACGGCAGCAGCGGCGCGCATTTCGCGAACACGTGCGAGGCGGAACGTATTGAGATTTGCAATCTCACGTTCTGCGTCGAGGATCTGGGAGATGTCGCGACTGTTGGAATCGTCGAGGGGCTCTTCAAAGCCGTACTCTGCACAATTCCATTCGCCGGTTTCAACACCAGACTCATTACGCTGATAACCACCACCGGGAGCGCGTTTGCCGTTTCCGGTTTCGTTGGTTACGTTCTCGACAGGCACTACGCCATATTCGCCGTTCTTACTACCGACACCCATGACGGGCAGTACTTCGGTAGCCATAAACTGACTCAGGAGAGAGTCGGCATATTCGCCTACGCTGGACTGCAGAAGGGGTCTAATTGTTGCAGTTGATTGCATTAATTGTTGCAGTTGATTGCATTATTCTTCTCCTAAATTAGGTGGATGCGACAACCCATTCGCGGATAACTTCAACAGCGTCGCCATCAGCCGCAGCAGCGGACTTAGCGTAGCCGAGGATAGCACCGGAACCGGTCTGATCGTCGTTAACTTTACCAAGAGCAGCGGTATAAACCGGAGCCAATGCAGCGATTTCGCCCGCAGCGATGCAGGGGAACGTACCGGGAGCACTGAGCAGTTTTACCGGAGCTTCGGAACCACTTGCAGTTGCCTGCATGCAAATGCCGATAGCCGATTCACCGGCACCGGCTACATCGACGGTATTAGCTGCGGAGAGCTTAACCGCTTGGAATTTGGTAATAACAGCAGCGGTAGTGAAGTTCACATACCCCGCGTCATACCATGTATTTTTGTTGGCCATTTCTTAGCCTCCAATCTTAAACTGTTTCTTGAACTCGTCAGGATACTCTTCCAAGATCTTGTTCTGTGCTTCAACAGCACTCAGACCCTGGGATTCGTATTCTGCAATCTTAGCCTTACAGTCAACCGTTTCCGGTTCCTGATGTGCTTCCTCTTCGCCTGCGTCTTCAAAGTCGACAGCGTCGCCACCGTCCGTGATTGCAGACAACTTAGCGTTGAGTTCGTCAACCTGTGATTGAAGCTCGGCCTTCTCGGTCTGGAGTGTGTCACGTTCTGCCGTCAGCGCGTCATACTTATGCGCGTCGAACATAGCCTGTGCGTCTTCCATCGAGCCGCCGTCTTCAAACACTGTTGCAGCGATATCAGCGCCAAACTTTCCCTTCATCTCGGAAAAGATCTTGCGTTCGTCACTCATTGTGTTTACCTCGTTTTTCGTTTGCGGCTCAACCGAGCCTGTATCACTAACAGCAACCGCTGTAAGTTCATCAGTAATTGTCTCAGCGTCAAATACCGTCTTGGTGTCGCCCTTGCGCTTCAGGTACTCATCGTATCGACTAGAGAAGATCTCGAAGATATCAGGACGCTTTTTAAGAAGTTCCCACACCTGCGGATGGGTGTCGAGGAATTCCGAAACCTGGCCTGCGATAGTAGCAGAGTCAAAGCTTGAGAATAGGCCGGAATCGTTAGCGGCGGGGTCGTCCACAAAGTCAACGTGTGTCAGTTGCTTCATCTCTACGAACGTAGTTGAGTCCTCGCTGAACCCCTTGGTGATCTTGTCGCCTGCTTCGTTGTACTGGTATTGCTGTCCAGGCTTGAAGACGATGGAAAGGCCAAACATGTCAGACTCGTTCTCTGCCATGCCTAGAACATAACTGTAGAGGTCGCCTTGGGGGGATTCTTTGGCTTCCTTGGAGATGAAGAGGTCAGCGCGAGCGATAGGAGTTTGACCGCTGTCATCAACTCTGAAGTTCTTCGCGCGTCCAAGGAACGTTCCAAGAGCGGTGGAAGACATGGTAGGGTGTCCGTACCGCATTTTGAGTCCGTTTCGCAGTGCATTGCCTTGCCTCACTGTTTCGTCGATAAACTCACGCTCTAGCTCTACACCATGACCCTTTGCCGGGCCTACAGTTACGATAGCGGCATTGTAGATAATACCCTTTTCCTTGTCAACGCGAGTGTTGTTCTGAACCTCAAAGGTCCACGATGTCATGTATCGCTCTGCCATGATATACCTCGTTTATTTATTGCTATTCGTCAAAATTAATCTCCTACCACATGGCCAGATGCAATCATGTGAAACTGGGGAATGCTAGTCAAATCGTCCTGTATAATAATCTCAAGTGAGTCGCCGGTTCCGAGCCTGATAGTCACTCCGTGTTTTGATGTCCCGCCATACGTCAACCGCCCTCCTAGACCATTAACCCCATGCTTTGCAGCTTCATAGAAGCTGACATCGTACATGAGATTGACTAGCTCACCGTTTGTCTTGACGTTGAAGTAGTTGACGTTGATCCCGTTCACAACACGCAAGACGAGACCTCGCGTCAAACCTCCCGCGATGTCACCAAACATGTTCATTTCTGGAAAGTCGGTCGTAGTCATCTGGAACATAATGCGGGTGATGTCGATAGGTGACGTGATAGGAGGGGCAACAGCGAACGTCTGACGCGTCGATGCGCCGTTAACATTCAGATCTCGTGTCGCCCTGACTACAACAGAAGACACCGCAAGGTAATCGTAGCTGATCGGAGTATCCAAGGTGATCACGTTTGTAGCAACCACCAGAATACCGCCTACATACAACCTGTCAGCGGCAACATCGTATATCACTAACTGCTCACCGGCAATCGCCCCATGGCCTGCTGTAAGCGTTACCGTCCATGCGTTAATCACTGCATCTATACTGAGGGTCGTAGGGGTGCCTACAGTCTGCGAGAAGAATACGTCGAAAGCCCGTGTGTGCTGGTCCTGGACATTTACAGCCATGCCGCCGTTAGTCTCGACGTTGACTGTAGTTCCGGTTACAGCGTCTCTAATTACTCCGAATAAACTCATGCGCTCACCCATTGCGTGCCATCGTATTGCACTTTTAGATTTTCACCTTTGAACAGTGGCTCGTTGTCCGAACTGTCGAATAAGTTTTTGCCGTTGAAATCCATATCTACCGCGTATGTACTGTCGAGGCATGCAAGGTTATAGATTATGCCTTTGCTTGGTTCAGCAGGAAGTAGCACAGTGACGGTATTCGATGATGCGTCAGCAACGATAGTATAGTCGTCAGCGGTAAATGTATCGTCACTCGTAACGGTCCTGATTCTATCCGTTCTCTGCCGTGTTGCTAGGTCTGCGATTGCTGCTGATGCTTGCTCACCTCTACCGCCTGAGTCTTGAACGGTTACGGTTCTGTCGATGATCTCGCGCTTGATCTCAAGCCACGCGCCCCATGTGCCACCGTCGCGCTGGAAACGTATCTTACCGGCTTGTTTGTCTATCTGGTGATCTGGAGTGGGCCCGGTGTCGCCCTTGTCGCCCTTTTCCCCTGTTTTGCCGGGGATGCCCTGTAATCCCATCTTGCCGGGATCGCCTTTCAGACCTTTAGCGCCGGGGTTGCCCTTGTCGCCTATCTCGCCGTCTTTGCCGCCAATACCGTTATGGCCATTGATACCAGCAAGCCCGTCACGACCGTCTAACCCGTCTTTGCCGTTAATGCCATTTAACCCGCTTGCGCCGTCTTTGCCGCCAATACCGTTGATGCCGTCTAGCCCGTTTGCGCCGGGGTTACCTCTGATAGGCCGAGGGACTTTCTTGAAAGTTGCTGTTTTCATTGCTTCTGTAGCTTCCCGTTCAAGAATTGATAAAGACTACCGTTGTCGTCGTTGTAGTATTCGCCCTCTTCAAACGTCTGTTCAGGCTTGGCTTCCTGCTCTACCTTATCTGGTTCTTCATCGGGCTTGTCATCAGATGAACCTACTTTCTCTTGGCCTGGCTGACCGGATACAAGGTCAAGGTCCAGACGTGCAGCCTCTTGCTTTTCTCTAGCAAGTTGAGCGAAGATCTCGCGCTGGTCCATTCCTCTTTCCAGGGAAATGTTAGTGCGACTGTTAAGCCCGTTGGCAATCTCAGTCTCAAACGCCGCAATCTCTGTGCGCGGGTCAAAGATGGGAATACCGGAGGGCTGCCAAAGCCACTTTGCCCTATTGAACTCGTCGAGCGTGAGAGACCCGTCTACCAACCACTGTTGAAGCTTCCACGTGGTTATGTCATCCAAGACGCGCCTGTTGTCTTTCTGCTTCTCACGAGCCGACGCGAAGTATTGCCGGAAGTCTACGCGCATGGCGTTGTTGTTCGACCTGTCGCTGTCGAAGATGCTAAACGGGATGTCAAGAGCAAGTAAAGCTATGCGGATTTCAAACTGAGTAAAACTCTGGAACTCGTCAGACGGTGTGCGGGATTCAATCGTCTTGATCTCGTCGCCGGGGTCCATCTCCATCTTTAGCGCCGGGTGATGCTCAAACTCATACGTCGTGATCTCATTACCGCCGGGGCTTGTGGTCTGCTTTTCGTCATATCCTCCCCAACCATCAGCACCGCTTGACGGCATTGCCCGCGTAACCTGCAACCCAAGCATGGCGTGCATTTTCATCTTAATTAGAGCATATTCGAAGTTCTCGTAAATGTCCTGATTTGTGTTCAACGCAGTCAGGAGGGGGGAGATGCCGCGCGTCTGGTCAAATCGCTTGAAATACCCGCCAAAGAACATCTGGCTTTCAGGCACCATGGCCTGTAGGCTCATGCCGGACATTGCGCGGTTGCATACTGCGTAACTCTTCACACTACCGTTCTTTCGAAGCAATAGCCCGTGCTCTGACAGATTCTTGGGGACGTTCTTGCCAGAATTAGGTTTGCAGATGCGGTCTGACTCGATACCCTGTAATGCGGTGCCTGCTTTCTTCAGGCCACAGTCGCCATCTATCACTTTCCCTGACTCGAAAAGAGCCATGATGCCACCGAGTGAGTGACGTTTGGCAATATCGCAATTCTCCGGCTTAGACCATTCATTTATCAATGCATCAAGCTTGATGTTCAAATCTTCATCTTCGGTCGTAGCTCGGAATGAGAAGTGGGAGACATAGTTTATATGCTTGCGTACCATCCATGCAACCCACGTCAGGTTACGTACCTGGTCGCGTTGAGTTGCTACCGCCCGCCGCCTAGAGTGCGAGTTTAGTTGGTCGTCTTCAGACATTGTATGATTAGCCGGTGCAGATCTGCGACCCTTGTCCACAGTAGCGTCATAGCCGAACATCATCTCACCCAATTCACTAAACAAAGACTTAGCAAATCCTTTCACTGGTCGTCCCTCCCGTCCTGTAGCCAGCCGCTCTAAACGTGGCGTGTGAGCCATAGGGAGAATTGCCCTGCTCGCGGTTGTATCTTGTCAGTAGTTTATCTTCGCGGGCATACAATGTCGATAAGGTAGCACGCGTATATGTCATGTTACCAACTTTGTAAGACTGTCCACTTTCAACCGCCTCGATTGCGGTTTGTACTGCTTCCAATTGTTCCGCAGTGGTCTTAATAGCCATGGTGGGTGCACCTCAATAGTTATAACTATCTATTGTGCATCGTCAAAACCTACGGATTGAACTCTCGAATAGTCTTCTGAAGGTCTTTCTCTGTTACTGGTCGCTCCCTGAGCCAATACGGAGTCATGAACTCAGGAGCCATCTTCCAGTCGGTCATATCAATCCGCACGCGCCAAGGCTCCTCGTTTGCCGCGTTGACTATTACGCCTCGTTCCCTAGCTGCTTCAATAGCTGCCAATATCCCGCGCGATTGATAGATGTACTCACCTGGCATAGCCAACTCAACGCCGCAAAGGTGAATCTCTGCCGCGCCTGCCACGACCGCATCACATATCATGATGGAGATTGAACAGCTCAAGTGATCGTCACCAAATTCGTCTATTAGCCGGTCCTTGTCTAGTATTGTGGTCTCCAAGTCCTCAATAGGTCCAAGAGTAACCACTTCCGCGTCGGTCTCCCGATATGCCTGCTTCCAATCGCCGAGCCATCGCCCTTCCGGTTGGAACTTGGCTATTGCCTCGTTTAGTGCGTCCTCTTCGTGTAGGTTATAGATTCTGGTAGGCTTCAAGTGCCGCGTCTGGATATGGACGTAATAATCATTTATCGCCCATACGTCCACGCCTTCAGGCACTACGCTATTCGGATGCAATCCAACAATGGCGACGTTCATTTCGTTCCCATCTCCCGTGACTCGCCCCACCATGCGGGACACTGGGTGCATTTATAGATCCGCTCGATAACGCCAAACGGATGGTATGGACGGGTTCCAAGTGGCTTCCCTTGGTTCGCACAGTCAGGGCATTTGACCTGCGGCGCTTCGTACTGCCGTATCATCCCATGCTGAAGCTTAGGGTCAAGAGTTGGCGGCTTAATCGGGTTCTTGCGTGGGCGTCCTCTGCGTTTCTTCTTTACTTCCGGCATAGTTTGCTCCACCAGTTACGTTTAGGGGTTGGCTTGCCTTCTTTTAACTTCCTGACATCTGCCCTACTGTCTGCAAGGTCATTTGAAAGGTACATGTTCGTTGACTGTGTGACATCTGACTCCCATCGTAATAGCATCAACTGCACTCGCAGAATTGCCGATTTATCTTCAGGATTATCTTTCGCTATCTGAGTCAGTGCCGCTGACAGTGACTTTACCGTCACGCACACATCACCGCCGATAGAGTGCCATCCGTCGTGACATGAATCTAATTCTACTTCTGGCATAGACCGTTCTCCATTGTGATGAAATCACTGTTAGAGCATGAGGTACACAATAGTTCAGCCTTCAACATGCTTCCAATGCCTTGAAGGTTGACAATTGACGGGAATAGCGTAATCTCAGAGTCAGCCTTGATCACGACGCTGTTATCGCCATCGTATTGCATATCAAAGGTAACCCGCCGCACGCCTGTAATTTCCTTACCATCAAGCGTTACAATCGCTCTGCCATCGTCTAGTTTTTCAATTGTTAGTTTTTTCTGGTCCATAATTCCTCCTAAATGGTTGAGTACGTTGCTTGCCGTGATTTCGGTTGTGGTTTGGTCTCCTTTTCTGCTCCCGGCGTGTAGCCGCCGGAAGGGTTGTCGAATGAAGCGCCAACGATTGACGCCGCCGCCATTGCGCCAACTGTAGAGTCAAGAAGATCGTTTTTGATTCCAGGTTTCTTAACCCAGTCCCAAAATTCCGCCTTGTCTGTCTCTACGTGCTCGCGTAG